AGCTCCAAGTTTAATTCTAACTGAAGAGTGGAATGGAATTGCTACACCGCCAGGAGTTGTTGTTGGATCACCATACATAACTCCAACTTTTGTACGAATCTGATTTAAGCATACAAATAAAACTTTTTGATTAGCTATTACGCCTGTAATCTTTCTCATACCTTTTGATATTGCTCTTGCTTGCAAACCAATAGATTCTTTATCGTAGTCACCAGTTAACTCTGCTTTTGGTGAAGTTGCTGCTACTGAATCCCAAATAATAGTTACTGGGACATCTTTATCCATAGCTTTTGCTTTAATAATAGTACTTTCAGCTATTGATAAAACTTCTTCAGTGCAATGTGTATCAACATATACAAATCTCTTTGTAATATCAACACCTAATGCTTTTAGGTTTTCAATAGATGTAGCATTTTCTGTATCAATATATACAACAATACCACCCATTTTTTGTGTTGATTTTGCAATCTGAGTTGCAATATGAGACTTTCCTATAGAAGGTGGACCAAATATTTCTACAATTCTACCTTCTGGTAAACCTCCATTCTTATTATTAGCAATAATATAGTCAAGTTGCTTAGATCCTGTGCTAATCCATCTATTTACATGTGTAGGACTTTCATCACAACTAAGATTATAAGCTACTCTTGTTCCTCTTTCTTTGTTTAAAGACTTAATTAAGTCTGATGTAAAATCATCTAGGTTTTCTTTTTGTTTCTTCTGTTTTACCATTAAAGCCTTCTTTTTAAATAGTTTTATATACAAAAATGCTGGATTTAACCAGCTTACCAAGTTTACTTTTTATACTATTACTTAGACTACTTTTTAAAGAGCATCTAAGTCAGCAAATGCATCATCAAGAGACTTATACTTTGAGTTAATAGCATCAGGTGAGTCATCACTACTACTACTTGATTGACTCTTGCTTTCAAAGCCACGAGTAGTTTCCTTTGAGCTTGATTCTTCATCATCACCATTTAACCAAGAGTTTACAATATTTTCAAGCTCTTCGTAAGACTTAAGACTATATAAGTCATTAACGTCTGGAATATTGTCAAGCCATTTCTTTACTTGATCTTGGTTTTCAGACAAAGGTGTATCTTTACCTCTTGGCCTAACCTCTGTTGTTGCCCACATACGTCCTGGAGTCTTTGTACAAACTACTCTAATATCTCTTCCTTCCATAGGATCTGTAATATCACCATAATCTTCATCAAGCATAAAGTTTAAAAATGTTTGATATAGTTGCTTACCAAAAGCCCAAAGTCTAACACCTTTATCTTCTTCACCACGAACTACAACTGGTGCGTAACAACGCATTTTTGGATATAACTTCTTTGCAAGCTCATATGATTCTTTTGAACCTTCATCACGTAACTTTGTAATAAGTTCTTGAATAGGATCAGGTTTACCAAACTGGTAAGGTGCTAAAAGACCTGGATTGTTTCCAATGTTGTAATAAAACATCATTTCTTTAAATGGTTGCCCATCATTATCAGGATAAGCAAGAAGTCTTACTGTTGTCTCTGTTCCTTCTTCAGGGCGCCACAAAGCATTTTTCTTGTTATTTTGTCCGCTTAATTGGTTTAACTTCTTACGAATTGCACTTAAATCGATAGCCATATATTGAAATTCCTTCCTAATTATTTAAATTTTAATTTGGCATTTTTTTAATTTGTATTTTTTTAATACTTTTGAATTATAATTTTTAGTTTTTAATTTTACACAATTATTTAATATTTTAATTTTTTATTTAAATGATCTTTTTCTTGTTTTTTCGCCACCATGTTTTAGATAGTGTTGAACTGATCTTGTATAGACTTTTTTCTTCTTCTTACCTTTTTTCTTTTTAGGTTTTGGTTTTCTTTGAGTTAGAGCTGCATTTGATTTATCATTACCATCTCTATAAGTAACTCTACCACTTGGACCAGCACCTAAAGGCACTGCTACGCCACCTACAGCACCTCCTGCCATTGTACTTGCTTCATTAACTTCAGCTTCTTCTAGAATAGCTTCAAGTACTAAACAATATAGTTCATTTTCATTCATATCAAGTCCTTTTTATATTATATATTAAAAAGGAACAGCATCTACCCCATCAATAGTATCTTTTTCATTCTTTAAAACTAACTCTTTTGACATTGAAAGAATCATTGAAAGTTTAGACTTATGCATACCATAAAACTTAGAATCTTCTGAATTAGATCCTGACATTAGAACGATTGTTTGCCATTCATGCCAAGATAAGTCTATACCATATCTTTGTATATACCATAATGACATATGATAAATATTATATTTTTCACAGTTTTCATTCCAGTCAAAATATAGACCTAACTTTTCTTTATGCCAGTCTGAGTCTGATAATTTAAATCTGTTTGTGTATTGAGTACCAATTCTACCAATTTCAGATAATAAGGAACATTTAATAATAGAGTATGATGATATTTCATAGTTTAAAGCTTGCGATAGTTTTTTTGCGTTTTTTGCAAGATCTAAGCTATATGCAACGAGACCGCCGATACCGCAGTATGGTTCAGATGTTTTTTGAGAATATGAACATTCAATAATTCTTTGACCTTGTTCTTCTAGAAGTTTATCTACTCCTTCGCTTTGAAGTACTGCAAGTAGTTTATTGTATTTTTTCCAAAGAGACTCTACGTCTCTTTCTATAAGCTTATTCATATATTGACTCCAATACATTTGTTATTTCAACAGGAAAGTTTCCTAATTTTGGGCAATTAAATCCAGTTTCTACTATTTTTACAAATTCATTTTTATAATCTTTATGTACATCACATATTAAAGCATCGTGTATTATAAAGATTGGTTTACATAAGTCAAGATCAAGTTTATCGCATAGTTCTGAGAAGTATAATAATGCTACATCGACTGCTGTAGATTGAACATAATTGTTTACGATTTTGTTTTCTTTTGATTCTTTGATATTCCATATAGGTCTACCATAAAAATTGCTTCTGCAACCAACGTCGTATTCCTTAGATGCCTTATTTAATATTGATTGTATATCAAAGTATTCACGTGTTGCACGCAATACAATATCACTTCTTTCTTTGCTTAAACCGTCTATTTGTGAGTTGCTACCGTACAATATTGATATGATTGCTCTTTTAATAATAAGTCGATCAACTTTAAAGTCAAGTTGGTCTGCTATATCCATATAGATATCATCACTTGCTTCTTTACCGTTAATCTTTCTGATTACTCTAGGTTCTAGAGACTTGAAGTCGACTTGTAACAGATCACCTTCTTGTGTCCATCTAGACTCAAATATCTTTCTATGTCTAGCTGGTAGAGTTAGTATTTTAGGACTAGATGATGTATTTATTAATCTTCCTGATATTGTTTTTACTTGATTATATTCTACAGCATTAGCATATCCTCTAATAGGCTTGAAACTTCTTAGATTAGACTGAAGTGTTTCGTTTTTTTCTAGCTCTTTAAATACTTTATAAGATATTTTATTAATCTTTGCCTGAAATATGTTTTTAAATATTTTTTGCTTTAATCTAAAAATCTCTATATAATTAAAGTCTTTATCTAATTCTAATAACTTGCTATCAGCTATTTTTATATCTTTTTCATATTCTTCTTTGTAAAATTCAGGCAAGATATCTAATATATCTATAGATAATTTTCTACTAAACATATTAAAGAATCTAGAATACTTATTTATATCTTCTATATTATATAATTTATATTCATCTTTCATGTAGAATATATTATATAATAATATTAAATTTTACACATTATTATTAATCTAATTTTTTTATCTCATAAACATTATACAATAAATTAAAAAAGTTTGTTAAATCAAACATTAATCTTATTTGGTTTTTATCTTTAATAAACTCGAAGTTTTGTAAGCTAACTTGTAATTTCATGTCATAATTTTTACCTATTAATTTACAAATTGAATTTTTAATATTATTAAATTCAAAGCCTATATTTGTTTCTAAATAAAATTCTTTAAAAGGTTTAAAAACATTGCCGTTATTCGTAAATTGTTTTATTTTAGTTATGATTGCCATTCTATCTGAATTAAAATTTTCATCCTCAATGCTCATGTTTGTCATTTCTGACTCTATGTCTATATCATCACTAATAGAATTTATAATAAAAAGTATATTATCATGATTACGAATATTACTAACATTGGAAGAAAAAG